GAAAAAGAAGCGTTCTGGGATGCGTTGAGCCTCCCGAACGACCTTCCAACGCTTGTTCGAGCGTCGGCTCGTGATGTTGTTCTTCCAAAAGATTTGCAAGGGCTAAAGTTCAAAGTTCATGGTAGAATCTTCACGCTAAACGGCGTCAAGAAGTCTCGCCCAAAGTATCCATACCAAGGCATTGGTTCGCAAGGCGGACACTACAAGTTCACCGTTGAACAAGTCGCCAAAGGTATTATGTAATAAAAGAATACCCCAAACCTTGCTCCTTTTCGTAAATGGCTATTCACGAAGTCACATAAAAGATAACTTGCTATAGGTCAAAATCCACAGATGAGGTATCGGGGGTCGTCGTTTGATGAATGTGGGAAAGTTATCAGTCGTGAAAAAACCCCGGTTTTTAGGACCGGGGTTTTCTCTTTTGTTCGGAGTTTTGTTTACTCTCCGTAGATACTCAAGACTTCCTTCACGGCAGGGTGTCTCTCAATATCCTTATTGGCAAACTCTGTAATAGCGATGTATTGGCTATTAGAGAAGTTCGATAACAATGTCTTGAAGTCAAGCAAACCGTTGTCATTGTCACGTCTGTCAGCTTGGCGAATGTCGCCTGTGACAGCCATCATGCTTCCCTCACCAAGACGCGTCAATAGCATCTTCATTTGGTTTGGTGTAGCATTCTGCATTTCGTCTGCAACAATGTATGCGTTTTTAAACGTTCTGCCCCTCATAAATGCGAGCGGCGAAATCTCAATAATATTTTCTTTTATAAAACCTTCGATGGTCTTGGTCGAATAGTATTCTTCCAACACATCAAAGATGGGTCTTGTCCATGGTGCCATTTTAGCATTTAGGTCACCCGGCAAGAAGCCGTGCTTTTCATCGTCCACGCCAACTGCTGGTCGTGTAACAACGATTTTCTCGACTTTTCCTTCTTTGAACGCTTTGATAGCTGCCATAACCGCAAGCAGGGTCTTACCTGTTCCGGCTGGTCCGGTGGCAAATACCATAAGTTTTTCGTCGTTCAATAGGTTGTCAATGTATTCCTCTTGGTTCAGCGAACGTGGAATCATTTGAACGGTTTGCTTCTTTTTCACAAACTCATTGAACTGTATGGTATTGTCTTTGGGGGTTGGTGCTTTTTGAGTGCGTTTTCTTCTAGACATATGTTTTCTTCTCCATTTTGTTATATGGTGAACACGAGAAGGTAAACACGCTTTGCTTTTATTGCGAACCGTGTCTACCTCGGCTCACACATATATTTACTTAGGAAAAATATTTCAGATGTAGGTATATTATGATTTTCGACGCCATTCGCAATATAAACGTTTACCGTCTTGCTGAAAATCCACAACCTCATATCCAAATAGCGTAGCAAAATGTCGTAACAAATCTTCGGTCCATTCAAACACCTCTATGCCCTTGAAGTCGTCGTTGCCGTGGTCGTGCTGGCCGGGGTTACAACGCCAATAGATTCTGGCTGTGGTCCCACATAAGGCTTCATCTACACATCTTATCTGGTTGTGAATATCGGCATAGGTGCCGAAGTTTATACTACCCAGACACAGGGCCACGTCAAAGTATCCTTTTGGTTTGAAGTCTTCAATAGCCACAACCTCGTCGGCACCAACGTCTGTGATGTCAATACCATACACATCAATCTTTCCTTTGAACGGATTAGTGCCACATCCCACATCTAAGACACGCTCGTGTGCCCCAATCTTGTCGAGCAGTATCCAGCCAGAATGTTCATATTGGTCTAATGTTCGGTCACGTTGTAACCACGTTGTTGAAAAATAATCTTTGAGTAATGTCCGCATATAAATATTTATATGATTTTATTACCAGAAAAAATATTCTTTACCGGTGCACCGGGAAGCAAATGGAGCGGCATCGCTCAAAAGTTTGAACAGAATCGTGCGTTTGACACAACAGACAGAACACCATATAGACAGTATTATCACAACGAGTTCTCTGGCCACATAGGTGCTTATTTTGGCACCGGCATGGAGTTTCCGCCACTTGTTGATAAGTGGGTATTGAAGAAGCCATACTCTGGTGACGGTATTCCGTTGTTGAAATCACACGAATGGGTATACAAACTTCCCGAGATTCAAGCTGTTTTTCCAGATGCGTGGATTGTGTTCGTTCGTCGCGACACCGACCAGTGTTTTGATTGGTGGAAACAAGCTGGTGGTTGGGATATTACCTATCCCAACTACGATTGGTATGAGAGCGACGAGCTTATGTATGAACGTATCGGCGAACAGAACCAACTTATGATGGATTTTGCAGCATTACATAATCTAACATGGCAGCAGCAAGAGCCTAAGACAGACGATGTATGGATAACGGTATATAAGCCGTGATGATAATAGCATCCCTGATAGCTGGCATTCTTTATGGTTTTGCCGTGGGTATTGTTCCAGCAGCCGGGGCAACAACAGGATTGGTCGCATTATATGCGGTGATGCCTTTCTTTTTGACCGACCCATATGCTGGCGTAGTATTCCTTATGGCGGTGGTAGCCGCATCAACAACAGCCGACAGTTTCACCAGCATCCTTTTAGGTATCCCCGGTGCCAATAGTTCAGCAGCCACAATGGTTGACGGATTCCCCTTGGCACAACAAGGACGGGCAAGCTATGCCATTTCAGCAGCCGTAACTACATCAACAGTAAATGGGTTGTTCTGGGGTGCCATCGTATTTCTATTGCTTCCCATATATAGCCAAGTCATCCTATTCTTCGGTATCCCAGAACTCTGGGCATTCACGGTGTTAGCATTGGCAACAGTTGGGTTCCTATCAACCGACAAACCACTCTTTAGTATCATTGCGATTGGTGCTGGCGTCTTCCTTGGATTGGTAGGTGTTGACCCGTCTACTAACGACCCCCGTTTCACAATGGGATGGTTTTACCTCCAAGATGGTATCCAGTTGATACCAGTGGTGGCGGGATTGTTTGCGGTGCCCGAGTTGCTTGAAGGATTCAAGAAACGCCGTGCTACAACGACAGTGGCAAAACGTGAAACAGTAGCGGGAATGAAGGCAGTATGGGATAACAAATGGCTATCAATGCGAGGCGGTTTCATCGGTGCCCTTGTGGGCCTGTTACCAAGCCTTGGTGGTGCAGTGAGTGATTGGCTGTCATATTCACAAGCGGTAGCAAGCAATCCCGACGAAGAGTTCGGAAACGGTAATATCAAAGGTGTAATCGGTCCCGAAGGTTCTAACAATGCCCAAAAGGCAACCAGTATGATTCCAACAGTATTGTTCGGTATTCCCGGTGCACCATTCGCAGCCGTTCTTATGGGATTGTTTGCGTATCTTGGTATTGAACTTGGTTCACCCGACCTGATGTATGACACCCAGTTTTTTGAAAGCTTGAGCCTTGGATTCATAGCAGCCACAGCAATCGTTGGGGTGTTATCCTTGGTATTCGTCAATACGGTGTGCAAAATCACAAGCATCCCATACGTGTATTACTTCCCCTTCTTACTCGTAATGATTGTATGGGCGAGTATGCAATACACAGGTGGTTGGGAAGACTTTGCGGTGTTGGCATTCTTTAGTTTTTTAGGGGTGGTCATGAAGCATTATAAATACTCCCGACCAGCGTTGTTGGTTGCGTTTATTCTAGCAAGCAAAGTAGAAGCCCTATCAATACAACTAACAACCCTATACGATTTCACTACCCTAATAGACCGACCACTGTTCTTGATTCTAATGGTTCTAATCATTGCGGTGTTTGCGTTCAGTTTCAAAAAAGGAAAGATAAAATATGCGTAACTTTTTAGTAGCCTTATTCTTGGTGTTGGCTACACCAGCCCTAGCAGACTTCACAATGGTTGTTCCACAAAAGCCCGGTGGCGGCACAAGTGTATGGACACAGATTGTAGCACGTGAGCTTGAGAAGAAGCTTGGAGAGAATATTGTTATTCGGCATATCACAGGTGCCCGAGACATTCCCGGTTTCAATGAGTTCCACAACAACCTACAGCACGACGATAAGACGATTATGGTATCACACGGCGGTAATGCAATCGCATTCTTACAAGAGAAAGTTGAATATGATTTCCGTGACTATGACAGCATCGGTCTGATGAACTTGAACATTTATACGGCTATTGGAAACAGTGGTCTAATGGGCGGTGGTATCAGGTTCGCGGCTGGTTCTGGTATGGTTCCAGAAGCATTGGCTATGGCGGTATATTTTTGCGAAGATAAAGCAGTCAACTCACAAGACCCGCTGGTATATGCTGATTACGTAAAGTGCTTTGAAGAGAACGTGCTTTGGGTAAAAGGTATGAGTGGTGGCGAACGTCGCCTTGCTTTTCGTCGTGGTGAGCTAAACGCAACACGTGAGAATCCAGCAGCATTCAAGAAACATGTGATGCCTATGATTATGAACAAGAAGGCAGTGTTCTGGTTTGACCACGGTATTTTGGATACGGAAACTGGCAAACATATCAACGACCCAAACACGTCCGAAACCTACAGCTATGTGGATGGTTATTTCCATCCCGCTAACGAGGCAAGTGACTTCTATGCTGCATACAAACTAGCAAAGAGTTTCCGCGATGGTCTACAAAAGGCATTGTGGGTTCGTAAAGGTAATCCAAATACCGAGCGGCTTCGTGCTGCCCTTCGGGAAATGGCAAACGACCCTGAATCGGTAAAGGCTATTCAAGCGGCTGTAGGCAACTATGAGTGGAAGATTGGCAACGAAGGGAACCGTCACCGTGACGTTATTATGAGCCTTGTGACCGAGAATGCCCTAAAAACACTCGTAAAGTTCAATAGCGAAGTGCTTGGATTGAGCAGTGTTTATAAGAAAAAACTTGTGGAATAAGATAAATACATACATGGAACTCAAGAACGTAATAGACAACACCAAAGACATCTATATGACAGACAGCATGTTGAGCGTGCTGTTAGACTTCGAACGCGTGCTAGACGAAGTTGATTTGTATGCTTTCAAGAACTGGATAAAAGGCGAGCTTGCCAAGGGTCCAGACGATGAAAAATACTGGGTCACATGTCAGTTTATGTATCCCTACAATCTAATGCCAGACCCACAAGGCGGTCGCAGACTATTGGATTATAACTGCAAGATTCATTATCAAGAATCGGAAGTGACCGTGCCTGTAAAGGTCGAAAGCCCAGAAGACTTTCAAGCCGGAACGAAGCTTCCAAAGAAGAAGAAAAACAAAGTTTGGCTGGTTACTATCCGTATGCCAAAAGATTTGATTTCAGATTATCGCCAAGGGTTTGTCGAGATTGAAGGCCAGAACATCAATCTAGAAGATGTTGATGAAGCATGGGACGACGATCTAGACGAAGAAGGTGCCGTAGAGGGTAGCGTTATGGACGCCGCTGAAGAAGACCTTGGATTGGACGAACTAGAAATATGATGCACATCCAAAAAGACGATCTACTTGAAGGACTATACGAGCAAGAACTTCGCGATTTGGTGCATCACGAGATTCATATTGATGAGTTTCAAGCAAAGATTGGCACCGATGATCAGATTGTTGTTGTCAGCTTCAAAGTAAAATACAAACAAGCAGCCGAAGATTTCGAGAGCTTCCTTGAAAAAGGATACGACTACGTGCTTGATGCAGAAACCAGCGAAGCAGAGTTCGAGGACGGGTGGTATTTGGTGTTTGTCGAGTTTGAACGCCGTTTAGATTTTCCACAAGAGTTGGCTCGTATCATTCACGACCTAAAGAACATCACAAACACGACCGACTGGAAGTTTCGCTATGGTGCAACCCGAAGCAGAAACGTTCCAGAGTGGAAACTGACCTCAGAGAACTTGAGAAAGGTGGTCCCTATGAGTCCTAAGAAATACAGAGAACTAGCAGACCTTGATATTGTAGAAAGCCAAGTATTAGAAAATCTACTTATGGCAAGTCACGTAAAAATCAAGAGCAAGAATGTCGCCAAAGAACTTACCGAATCGCAGTATCAGATGAGACTAGCAGCCGGTATTCCGGTTGATGGTTACACCATCGTTACTCGGAGTAAAAGATGAATAGTTTCTTTTCTTGGTTGAAGGAGTTATTTGCAAATAATAAAACAATAGAGCCGAAGCCGGTAGCAGAAGAAGTTCCTACTGAACTAGCCGATGCACGAGAAGTCAAGCGTCAAACTAAAATCAATAATATCGAAGCCAAGAAGACCGAAGAAACCAAAGAAGACGATTTCGTTATAAAGCTTCGCAAAGACCTAGAGCGTGACGAAGGTATCGTATTTGAAATCTACCTTGACCACCTTGGTTACCCTACGTTCGGTATTGGTCACCTCGTAAGAGAAGACGACCCAGAACACGGTCAGCCAGTTGGCACACCAGTATCAAAAGAGCGTTGCTACGAAGCTTTCGAAGTTGATATTCGGGTGTCCCTCGAAGATTGCAGACGCATCTTCAACAACTGGAAAGCACTACCCGGAGAAGTGCGACTAATCACAGCAAACATGGCATTCAATCTCGGATACAATCGCTTGAACAAGTTCAAGAACTTCCGAGCAGCAGTGGATGCTGGCAACTGGATGAAAGCAGCCGATGAAATGGTTGACTCTCGCTGGTATCGCCAAGTGACTAAACGGGCACAAAGACTCGTTGAACGAATGAAAAAAGTATAAATATACATACATTATATTATAGGAGAATATAAAATGGAAACATCAATCATTGATCTAAGTCCAGTTCTATCCATCCTACTACAGTGCCTTGGTGGCGTTGTTTTAGCAGTTGGTAGCTGGGCACTATACAAAGTCCAGCAGAAGTTTGGACTAGAGAACGAAGACAAACTACGTGAAGTAGTGATGGATGCTATTGAGCGTGGGGTGACCTACGGTAAGCACAAAGCCGAAGAGGAACTAAAAGATTCCGATTGGGCTAAGATTGAAACAAAGAACGCAATGGTCGGTCACGCCGCATCATATGTTCTTGGGAAAGTTCCTGATGCAGTCAAAAAGTTTGGCTTGTCGGAAGAGCAGATAAAAGACTTGGTTCTAGCCAAGCTTGATGTGCCCGAATCCACAACTAAAAAAGTAGCGGCTAAGAAATAATGAACTTTCTAATGAGCCTTGCTGGCAAACTATTTGACAGCCTTATTGGTGGTGCAATCCGTGCTTGGGAATCGAACAAGCGGGATGCCACCAATATTGAAAAAGGTGCAGATAAGGTGACAAAGGAGCAACTGAAAGATGAAGTCGAACGTGCAAAAAAAGCTGACGATATTGAAGATGATGTTCATCATCAGTCTGATGATGAGCTTCTTGACAGCTTGCGTAACCGTAAAAGTTGATGGTATTGTTTCGAACGGTTGTGTCTGGACAGACCCAATCAACTTATCTGAGTCAACCATATCTGCACTTGAACCCGGTCTTAGACAGGGTGACCGCAACATAAGGCTTGACCTAGAGGCAATAGACGCTCATAATAAGAAGTATGACGCCAACTGCCCAAAAACATCAACTGAATAACAAAAAGAGGCTGGACAAGCCTCTTTTTTTATTGTATAATATCACCCATGAACATTTTTTTACACGCGATTCTGGCTTCAGTAATAGGAATATCTCTTGGATTGGGCGGGATAACTCTTTTTAGTCCGTATTTCTGGATAATCTTGGTATCTATGATTGCTTCAATGTTGTTGATGAAACATGGAAAATGACAGCAGTGAAATCACCAAAGAAGAGTTCTGGGATGCATTGACTTGGATTCCTGTAAAGGACCGCAACTGTGAAAACTGCGGTTTTTGGAACAATTGGAAACTTGAATGTGACGAACCCACACAAGACATAAGCAACACTCAAACCTGTAACTTCTATAATGATGATGATATAGACTATCCTATGTGGAAACCAAAACAACGATGAGCAGCAGTGAAATCACCAAAGAAGAGTTCTGGACATCGTTGGTTTCGACTCCGATAAGTAACCGCACATGCGAGAACTGCGGTTATATGTCTGATGGTTATGGTTGCGTGGAGCCAATGATAAAAGAGCTTGACGAGCATGGTGATGAAGTATATGACCAGACTTGCAACTACTCTGAACTTCCACTGGGTCATACCTTACCAGAAGGTCACACCCCCGAATATATTGAGAAGTTCTATAACAAGTACGGTCGGTCATTGCCAATGTGGAAGCCAAAACGATGAGTAAGAAAGAGTTTTGGGAAGCATTGTCGTGGGTAATGCCAGCAGACCGTAGTTGTCAGAACTGCCGCTGGCGTATGGATGCAGCGTCGAAAAGTAAGCTTGGGTGTAAAGAACCAATACACGTTGAATCAAACGGTTCTAAGTTCACTTGTCAGCTTACGAAGAACGATACCGGGTTTGACCCAGATTATGTGGAAACATGGATATAGTTTGCCAAAGTGGAAGCCTAAAAAATGAGTGAAGACATAACCAAAGAAGAGTTCTGGTATGCACTAACTACGGTTCCGGTAAGTGACCGTAACTGCGAGAACTGTGATTGGTTTGATGACGTTGAAAGCCTATGTCGCGAGCCAGTGCGTCGGGCAAAAGAAATATATACGTGTCATTTCAATGTCGATGATACCATGTTCGACCCTACATACGCGAACAAACACAGAGTAAGTTTGCAAATGTGGAAGCCTAAAAAATGAGTGAAGACATAACCAAAGAAGAGTTCTGCTCCCTGCGGATATTCTCGAACACAATTGTTCTACCTGTAAGTTTCGTGGTGATGATGGTGACCCAAAAAAGAAGGAGATACTTTCCGATGGCCGTGCCCGTGCCATATTATTATGACCATTGTACCGCGTGTCAAAATGTAATACCAACGGATATGGACCATCCAGGTGACGCATGGGAATGGGATGGTAAAACAGAAATACCGCGTAGATGAATAAAGAAGCCATGGAAATGTGGATTATGCTGGCAAACAAGCATAACTGTTCGAACTGCAAGCACGTTGGTTGGGGCCAGAAATGTCACGATTGTGTGTTTGACCACAGCGAAGAATGGTGCGAAGAATATGGTGTAACCGAAGTGCATTGGGAATGGGACGGACGAAGCTAATATGAAATCAGAAGAAAAACAGTTTTGGAGAGCATTGGCAGAGCCAATCTTTACTCATCATGTTTGCCGCTCGTGTAAGTTTTTTGATGCTGGTCGTCGTTCTTATGACTTCTGTAATGTATGCGAGGAAGTAGCATCCAACATTCTAGACCATCCAGACAACAAATGGGAATGGGATGGCGAGACAATGCCAGATGAAGATGGCAAAGCCAGATGAAGATGGCAAATAATATGGATAAGAAAGAGTTTTGGGAAGCACTAAAGCATTGGGAATGGGACGGTAAAAACCGATGAATAAACAAAACATTGGGAATGGGACGGGGTAAATAAATAGAATATGGACTATTATAAAGTTCTCGGGGTAGAAAAGAACGCTTCCGACAATACAATCAAACAGGCATATAAATCGCTGGCTAAAAAGCATCACCCAGACGTGGGCGGTGATGAAAACACGTTCAAGCAAATCAGCGAAGCGTATGACACTCTAAAGAACCCAGAGACACGCAGACAATACGACCACATTCAGTCTGGTCCCAGCAATCCATTTACCGGTGACCCGTTTGCTGGTGGTCGCCCCGGTGGGTTTTCGTTCCACACACGCGAAATGAATGTCGAAGACATCCTTCGTGAAATGGAAGAGCAAATGCAGCGTGGCGAAGGCCGACCTGATTTTGGTGACTTATATCGAAACCAACGCCGCCAACAAAAGAACCGAAACCTAAATCTCACATTGAATATGACCCTCGAAGATTTGATCAGCACAGGCGAGACAGTCGAGAAGCACTTGTCAGTTCGTATGAGCGATGGCTCACGAGACATTGTAAAGTTGAACATTCCACCCCATATACAAACGGGTGAGACTATCAAGTTTCCCGGCCTTGGAGATAATGCAAATAAGTCCTTGACTCGCGGTGATCTGTTTGTTACAATACTCATTCAAAATCATCCGACCTATGAAAAGAAGGGGTTGGACTTATATACGACGCTCACTATCGACAGTCTTGACGCGATATTAGGTTGCGACAAGATTATCCAAACATTATCAGGGAAGAGCCTAAAGCTAAGAATACCAGCGGGAACCAGCTACGGAAAAATATTCAATATGCGTAGCGAAGGTCTGCGGTTCAGAGATAAGACAGGCAATATCCTTGTGCAACTCGTTATATCAACCCCCCAGAATCTCACTGAAAAGCAGTTAGATTTCATCAGAAAAGCGAAAGCGGAGAACAACGAAAATGATTGAAGAAAATCCAGAAATCAGCAAGATGATTGAAACGGCCCAAGCAAAGGCCATTCATCTTGGTCATAAGTATGTGACACTCGAACACCTATTGTTCGGGTTGGTCAGTGACCAGACCTTCCGAGATATCTTGGCAAGAGTCGATGCCGATGTCGCCGGTCTTGAAATGGAACTTCACGATTATCTTGAAGAGCCGCACCCAGAGATTTCTGGATTGAAACGTGGTGCTGCCCCACAGCGAACCCATGCTCTTGAGCGTGTGTTCAATCGTGCATACACACAAGTGTTGTTCAGTGGCCGTGCCCGTCTGGAATGCGTTGACTTGTATCTCAGCATCCTCTCCGAAACCAACTCACATGCAAACTACTTCCTTTTGAAGTATCTCCCGGCCAAGGAAGATATCGTTGATATCCTTATGGGCAAGGCCGCTGGTGAGACCGCACAAAAAGGTGCCAAGGGCGAAATGAACGAACAGCAAGCCGAAGACCTCTTGGAAGATTACTGCACCAACCTCAACAGCCGAGCATCCGAAGGCAAGATTGATGAAGTTATCGGTCGCCAATCCGAGCTTGACGAAATCGCACAGGTTCTGGCTCGTCGCACCAAGTCAAACGTATTGATGGTCGGTGACCCCGGCGTTGGTAAAACAGCCATTGCCGAAGGTCTTGCCGTGAAAATCAACCAAGGCAGTGTGCCGTCCTATCTCGAAGGCTGGACTATCTGGAACCTTGATGTCGGCTCGTTGCTGGCTGGTTGTAAGTTCCGTGGTGAGTTCGAAGAAAAGATTAAAGACGTTATCAACGCCTTGGAAGCCAAAGGTAAGTCAATCCTATTCATTGACGAAGCCCACACCATGAGCGGTGCTGGTTCCGGTGGCAGTGCCACTGGTGGTCCAGACTTCGCCAACATGCTGAAACCAGCCCTTGGCCGTGGTGAGTTGAAGGTTATTGCCTCAACCACATGGGACGAATACACCAAGTCATTCGAAAAAGACCGTGCGTTGATGCGTCGTTTCTATCGTCTGACCGTTGATGAACCTACGCCAGCAGTCGCCAAAGACATCTTGGCCGGTATCGCACCATACTTCCGCGAACACCACAAAGCCAAAGCTATCAAGAAAGATGCCATTGACGCCTGTGTGGATTACTCGGTTCGTTACATGTCCGACAAGAAGTTGCCTGACAAAGCCATCGACTTGCTCGATTCGGCATGTGCCAAGCAGCGTTTGTTGGGCAACGAGAACTTCGTTATCAAGAAAAGCGACATCCTTACCGAGCTTGCTCGTATTACGGGTGTGCCTGTCAATACTCTGGACGACAGCGACAAGAAAGAAAATCTTCGCGACATCGAAACCAACATCAAGACCAATCTCTATGGCCAAGATGAAGCGGTCGATACCGTCCTTGATAAAATATTCGTGGCCAAAGCTGGTCTGAAAGCACATGACAAGCCAATCGGCACGTTCATGTTCATGGGTCCAACCGGTGTCGGTAAGACCGAGCTTGCAAAGCAGCTTTCCCGCAACTTGAGCATGAAGCTTATGCGTTACGACATGAGTGAATACCAAGAGCAACACGCAATCGCTCGTTTCATTGGTGCCCCGGCTGGTTATGTCGGACACGATGATACGCCGGGTGTCTTGATTCAGAACATCAAAGAGAACCCTCACTCCATCTTGCTATTCGATGAAGTCGAGAAAGCTCACCCTGATGTCATGAACGTCTTGTTGCAGTTGATGGACGAAGGTTATGTCACGAGTGCCAAGGGCAGCAAAGCCGATGCGCGTAACTGTGCAATCATCATGACATCAAACTTGGGTGCCGCCGCCAACGAGAAGCGAAACATTGGCTTCGGCAAAGAAGACTTGAAATCTGGCGAAGAAGACAAAGCATACGAAATGTTCTTTGCACCAGAGTTCCGTAACCGTGTCGATGGCATCTGCAAGTTCGACAAGCTGACGAAGATGGCAATGAAGAAGATTGTCGCCAAGTTCATCCATGAAGTGAATGACTTGCTTCGCGAACGCAGCTTGAAGATTCGCACTACCGATGCGTTGGTAGAGCATCTTGTGGATTCGGGCTTCGACCCTAAGATGGGTGCCCGTCCGTTGGCTCGACTAATCGACCGTGAAATCAAAGTGCCATTGTCAAAGAAGCTGTTGTTCGAAAAGCTTGACAAGGGAAGCATCGTTGTGGTAGACTATAAGAACAACGAAGTAACCTTTGAGTTCACTGACCCTCTCCCAATCGAAGACTTAGAAAAAGAGGTTATCAATGACGAAGGTATTGTCGAAGTCAACCAATAAGCTAATCCAGCAGATAAACAAAGTAACGATGGAGCAACAAGTCGATGTTGCTCCATCCAACAACCGCTGGTATAACGGAAAGTTCTTGTTCAAGGTCGTTTTCAATACAAACATGAGCGTGCGAATACAAGAATCCCGTCGCCAAGAACTATTACAGAAAAGAAAGAATGGCATCAAAAGCCGAAAGGGCAACTATTTCAGATACTGGATGTCGGAATCCACACTGATAGCTGATTCCATGAAAGACATCATGGATGAAATAGTCAGCAAGAAAGACATGCAGTATAGATTTGATTGCCTCACTCTTACTGTCTATTTCAGAAACGAGAAAGACGTGGAGAAGATATTGGCGGCATTATCCGCCTATGCCGAAGAACGCTCCAAGTCACTGGGTGGCGAGAAAGAGTTCTATGTGTCCACGATGCATTATTACGATGGACCAACAGACCTCCATCGCAGTGTGGTGATAAGAGAAAAACTACCGCACGATAAGTATCGCTACAAAGCATACTTCGACCACAAGAAAGTGCAGAACAGCCACAAACAACTGTTGCGATTAGTGGGCAACAACGATGGTGCTTATAGAGTCAGTTGGTATGTGGAATACAACTTGAAATACAATAAAGAAATCGGCAAAACCGCATTTATTTATGTGGAAACCGAGAAAGACCTGTTCGCTTTGGGATTACTCGGGGCGGACTTCATAAAGAAAGTGGAGGAATATAAACTAAAAAATGAATTTGAAACTAGCGAATAAACTCAAAGAAAAAAATATATTACACAAAGACGGAAAGATATTCGGAACGATCAGAACCAAAGGTATTGGCGACGAATACATCCGAAAAAACAAAGACCTAATCATCACCGAGTTGCACGACGATTTCTGTATGTGCTTTCCACCACGTGACCCAAGTATGATTTATCGTATTCATTATACGGATATCATTACAGTAGGTGGCATGGAACCAGACAGACTCGCCAAAGCATATGAACTAGAAACAGACGGGTCGCCAATGGCTCCTCGCAAAAAACCGGGAAGGAAACCCCAACCACATGGCATCTAAATCTAATACAAAAGGAAAATACATGGCTAACAATAACAACAACGAAAGTGATAAGCATTCTCTTTACGACAACGGAATGTATCTGTTCATGACAGAAGTTTCACCGGAAAGTATGCGTCCAGTTATCGAATGGATCATGCAAGAAAACATGAAGCTCAAGAAGCGTGATTACCTTACCCTTGTGATTTGCTCACCGGGCGGCGACGTGAATGCTTGCTTTGCTTTGATCGACACCATGAAAGGATCGTCTATTCCTATTCGTACAGTCGGCCTTGGTATGATTGCAAGTTGCGGCTTGATCATGTTCATGGCGGGTGAAAAAGGCCATCGGCTTCTTACACCAAATACGTCGATCTTATCACACCAATGGTCGTGGGGATCACACGGTAAGGAACACGAGTTGTTCTCGGTCAAGAAAGAGTTCACTCTTACCAGCAAGCGTATCGTTGATCACTACATGAAATGCACCGGCCTAACTGAAAAGAAGATTCGCAAGAAGCTCTTGCCAGCGTCCGATGTATGGCTGAACGCCGAAGAAGCCCTTGACTTGGGCATCTGCGACGAAATCAAAGAGACATACTAAAATGAGTGAAGGTATACTCTTATTCTCGCACTACTTATAGCTATGCAAGTGTTGAACGAGGTACGATTCCAATATATAAAAAGGGCACTCGAAAAATGATTGCTGCTATGTTAGCAGTCGATGAAGGCGGGGCTATCGGCAACAAGGGGGAGTTGCCGTGGCCCCGTAGTGATCACGATATGAAATGGTTTCGCAACCTAACTAAAAATAACAATGTCGTTATGGGGCGAAAGACGTGGGATAGTTTGCCGAGCAAACCCCTGCCGAACCGTTTAAGTCTGA